ATAAACACTTGCATATCCAACAACAACATCTTTACCATCATCTGTTGAATCAACTCTTGTTTCTACGTTAAAAATTCTTTTTTCCATATTATTATTATTTATATTTCTTACTCCTTTTTCTTCCTCTTCAATTATTTCTTTTCTTTTTCTTTCACTCCATTTAACCCCAGCATCTCCAGACCATAATGCCCAAGCTATTCTACCAGCACTTGGAAAACCATCTTCACCAGGATTAAATCCTTCACCTTGTTTATCTACTTCATGCCTTTTTAAATAGCTAAACATTCTTGTTACTCTATCTGGAGTTAATGAATTGTCAATTATCATATTGGCTGTTTTTAATCCAACCTCTGTTCCACCTCTTCCAAATTCAGCCCTCCATTCTTTTCCTTTCTTTGCCTCAGCAACCATTCCTTCTGTTGGAGTTAAATCTATGTCTGACAATGCTCTGTAATTACTATTGTCATCATCAGCTTGTTTTTTAGAATCATATTTACAAGCCCCACTTTCTCCCCACTTCCATTTGCCATTAGCACATTTAAGAGATGGCATCCTCTCCAATTTTATCTATTGTTGTCATATTCATTTGCATGAAATGTTTATCTCCACCCTCAATAGAATTTAAGTTTTCTTTTTGTCTTACTTCATTTATAGACATGTAACCATTTGTGATTGCTGTTTTATATGCCTCAGTTCTTGATTTTACATCTCCTCTTAACAATCCATTTACATTAAACTCCACAAATGTTTTACCCAACTCATTTGATCTAAACAATTTTAGATTCATCTCTTGCTCTATTCTTGTAATATAAGGCATCAATGTATATGTTACAAACTCTTGTGATTGCATTTCTATATTATTAAAACTTGATTTGCTTAAATCTTTCAGCATGTGAGGTGGCACATTAAATATTCTTGCAACCTCTTCAATACTAAATTGTCTTGAACTTAAAAACTGAGCTTGTTCTGGACTAATAGAAATTGGCTTAAATGTTAATCCTTCCTCTAATACAATTGTAGAATTACTGTTTTTTAATTTACCATAGTTATTATTAAAGCTTGTTTTTAGTCTTTGCAATGCTGTATCACTTAAAGCCCTATCAGTTTGTAATATTGAACTTGGCTTTGCACCATTAGAAAAGAATGTTGATCCAAACTCTTCTAAACTAACACCCCAGTTTAATGCTTTTGCACATTGGTCAATTGGACTTAATCCAGTAACACCATCATCAGTTATTGTTTTAAAATGTAAAACATCAGATGAATCTAAAACAGCTCCACCATCTATTTGATAAAAAAGCTCATTATTATTTACAACAACAGTTACATTACTTGGGCTTAAACATATTAATTGAACTGGTGTGCCAGAATTATTCCTTACAATTTGCACATAACTATTTCCTTCCGTACAAATACTTAACATTATAAACTCAAAAAATGTTATTTTATTTTGATAATAGTTTGGCTTAAATTTTACAAGATTATAAATTGGACTTTTATTGTCCTCTAATTTATCACCATTAGCTTGTTTAGAATAAACAGAAACTGGCAATGATGAAACAGATTCAGCAAGTAATCTTATTGCACACCAAACAGCTGTAAGTGTTAAAGCCTTATCAGTATCAAAAACATTTGCATCTGGAAAAATTGTGTTAAGAGATAAATCTCTTTTTTGAGTTTTAGGAGGAATGAATACGTTTGTTATTCTTTCGAGTAAAGTCAATGTGAAATTTTTATTTTCACAATAATACGATTATAAAAACTTATAAAAAAACAATGTGTGTGTTATTTATTAACATAATTATAAAACTATAACTTCTCTTGTATCATAAACACTATCACCACTTTCAGTTGTAAGATGACAACCTAAGGCCATCACCAAAGCAACTACTGGATCAACTTTTTCTTTAGATTTATTTTTAGCAATTTTAATATTACCAGCCGGATCTTCTTGCAAAGCCACATTACTCATACACCAATTCATGCATGGATTATTATTATGTATAATATTTTTAGCAAGTATTTCAGCCTCTAATGTTTTTGTAGGCATTGACATTGAAACAAATCCTTGTCCAAATGGATCAAGATTACAACCATCATTACCTAAATCCACAATAAGCTGTGATGCTCCCCATCTATCATAACACACACTTTGTATTCTATACTTTAAACTCAACTCATTTATCTTTGCTCTAATAAAACTATAATCAGCAACATCTCCACTTGTTGCATAAATGTGTTTATCTCTTAACCAAGAAACATAATCAACACCATCTCTTTCACTTCTTTTCTTTGCGTTTTCTTCTGGGATAAATATATAAGGAATAAAAACAAACTTGCCATCTACGTTAAACAGTAATACAAAAGCAGTTAAATCTCTGGTTGATGCTAAATCCAATCCACCCCAACATTCTTTGCCTTCTAATATTGAGTAATCAAAATCTTGATGACAAGCATCCCACTCACCAGATGTAAGCCAAGCACTATGTGAATCTGTCCATTGATTAAGCATTAGCCTTCTAAATGTGTTTTGATATGATGGAACATCAACAGCTCTTTGGCTTTCTCTTTGCATATATTCTTTTCTTAAACTAACACCATAATTTGGATTTGCTTTTTTCCATGTAGATTCCAAAGTAATATCATCATCATTTTCAGCTTCATATATTACAGTATAAAATGAATCATCTTTTATAGTTCCTTCATTTACTTTTTTAGCATAAGAATATATTTCATAACAAATTGATTGCTTATCATAACCAGCTGTTGTAATTGCAATTGTCAATGGCTGCCTTCTTGAGCCAGTTGATGTTGTTAGTGTATCCCACAAATCTCTATTTGGCTGTGTGTGTAATTCATCAAAAACAATGCACTGGGCATTAAATCCATGCTTGGTTTTAGAATCAGAACTAATTGCTTGATAATAATTTCCTTTTGATTCATTGACAATTGAGTTTCTAAATACCTTGCCTCTTTCAGATAATTCTGGACTTTGCAAAATCATTCCTTTGGCTATCTCAAAAACTATTCCAGCTTGTTGCCTATCACCAGCAGCACTATAAACTTCGCTGCCTCTTTCCTCATCAGCAAATAACATATACAAACCAATAGCAGCACACAAAGTTGATTTACCATTTTTTCTTGGGACTTCAATAAATACTGTTCTATATTTTCTGAGATTTGTTTCTTTATTTTTCCAGCCAAATATGTCGCCAACAATTTTACTTTGCCACTCTTCTAATTTTAAAGGCTTTCCAGTAAGTTCTCCTTTTGTATGTGTTACAAATGTTTCAATAAAACCAATAGCTTTATTTGCTGCCTTATCATCAAAGTAAAACTTAGTCAAAGTAATTATTTATTTGTGTATTGTTTGTTGTTACTGGAGCTGATATGTTGGCTCTTGCAACTGGAGTTAATCCAAATTGTGCTGCTAATTTTAAAGCATTATTTAAAGCATCATTTTTCATTTTTACATAAGGCTTTGCTTGACTTCTAATTATATCACCATTAGTATTTTTAAAAATATCTACTCTTCCGTTTTTTCTAAGTTCAGATTCACACTCAATATATAAAGCCATCTCATTGCAGTAACTTTCAATTAATCTAAGATCAATGTGATGCAGCATTTTTAAATTAAATAATTGTGATGTAACTTTATACCATTCCTCAACTCCAATTGTTGAAAGTAGTTCTGGAGCTTCTGGCAATTGACTAACTAAATCAACTTGCATTTCATTATCTAAAACTCTATCTGCTCTTGCAGTTCCTTGCATTTCCTTTAATACTGTAGGCGTTTTTTTTCTGCCTTTTCCCATTACTTCTTTTTTAGTGTTGGCTCAGTTCTTATTAGTGTAGGAAAGCCACCAAATTCTTTTTCAGCCTCTACGCAATAGTCATTACACTTTACGCATTTCGCTTCTCTTGTTCTAACTTTTCCATCAACAATTTCCAAAGTTGCTTTCTCAATTTTTTTTTCAATTTTACATTTTTTACAATAATATATAAACATAATATTTGGTTTTAGTTTGAACTTAAACTGTTGATATACCTAAATATCTAATTTTGACAACGATATCGT